GCCCCAAATATAAGGAAGTCAGAATCCAGCGTATAGATGAGCTGAAAGTGGTATATCGAGGACAAGATATGAGCCAATATGACAATTTGTCAACCACTTATGAAGATAGCTATTATTTGCAACCGTGCGATGTCAAAGACAAAGCCAAGAACGCAGAAATTTTGAATGAAACAATCAATTTTATCAAAACAAACTCAAAATGGAAGTTAAGCTTACAAACACACAAGATATTGAATGTGCGATAAGAACGATCCTTTCTTTTATCGGTGAGGACCCTTGTAGAGAAGGATTAAAAGGAACACCGGATCGTATCATAAGAATGTGGAAAGAGATCTTTCGTGGATATGATCTGGCACAGGTGCCTAAAATAACGGTTTTTCCTAATGGAGTGGATGGTCTTTCTTGTAATAGTGTTATCGCAGATTCAGGTGGATTCTATTCAATGTGCGAACATCATATGATGCCTTTCTTTGGGAAGTATTGGTTTGCTTATATTCCTAATCCCAAAGGTAAGATATTGGGCATATCGAAAGTTGGTCGTGTTGTTGATTATTGTGCGGCACGATTACAGGTACAAGAGCGATTGGCGAAAGATATCATTGTGATGATTCATGAAGCGTTAGGTTCGGAATATCCACCTTTGGCAATGGGTATAGTGCTAGAAGGAGAACACTTGTGTAAGTCAATGCGTGGTGTAAAGAAAGAAGGTAAAATGCGCTCTTCTTTCTATTTAGATAATGGAAGTTTACCTGAGTTGAAGGCGGAATTGTCCCGATTCGTTAGTTTTGGTTAGGTATGTCAGAGAAGAATGAAGTAAAAAAGAAAAGTAGGGGGCGTAAGTCTGAATATAGAGAAGAATATGCAGAGCAGGCTCTAAAGCTTTGTCTGTTAGGTGCAACAGATAAGGAAATTGCTGAATTCTTCTCTGTTTCGGAACAAACGTTGAATAGTTGGAAGAAGAAGTTTCCTCAATTTCTTGAGTCCTTAAAAAAGGGAAAAGCTGTAGCAGATGCAAATGTAGCATCGAGACTTTATAGCCGTGCGATTGGTTACGATGCCAGAGCGACGAAGTTTGCTACCAATGAGGGTAAGATTACGGACAAGGTGGAATATATCGAACATTACCCTCCGGACACAACTGCCGCCATTTTCTGGCTGAAGAACCGGCAACGTGATAAGAAAGAAGTGGAGAACCAGGTCAAACTGGGTGATGAATTGGAATCGATGTCAGATGAAGAACTAGCAGCAATTATCCGTGGTGAAAAGGAGTAAGAGAGAAATATTGATCAGGCAGGCGAAGGCTGCGACCATATTGCGCAAACGGGAGGCTCGGAATGATTTCTGGGCCTATTGTTTATATCATGATCCTAAGTTCTTCGCTAAGCGTTTGTTTTTGAAGAAGGTGGCGGACGCTTTTACGCGGGTGTACGAATCGTATTTGTCGGGTGTGATTCGTCGGCTGGCCGTCTCCATGCCGCCACGTGCCGGGAAGTCCTATATATCATCCTTGTTCATTTCGTGGATGCTTGGCCATTTCCCGGAAGAGTCGGTCATGCGCAACTGTTGTTCCGATACACTGTATAATAAACTATCTTATGATACACGCGACATTGTCCGCTCTTCCCGGTTTAAAGAGATATTCCCGGATGTGCAATTGCGAGGGGATAAACAGAACGTGCATGGCTGGAGCTTGGAAGCTGCCCGGCAGGTGAGTTACTTCGGGGCTGGTGTAGGCGGTACGGTAATCGGTTTCGGTGCGTCTATGTTGGCCATGACCGACGACTTGTATAAGAGTTTGGAAGATGCACTATCTGACACCAATAACGAAAAGGTCTGGTCTTGGAAGCAGGGAACACATGATTCCCGTATCGAGGGAAACTGTTGTTCGATCGACATTGGTACACGTTGGTCGGCTACGGACGTACTTGGTCGTATGGAAGAGATGGGGAAGTATGACGAGATTATCCGTATCGCTGCTCTGGATGAGAACGACCGCTCTTTTTGTGAGGATGTGCATACGACGGAGTATTACCATGAATTACGGGAGGAAACGGACGATTCCATCTGGTGTGCCGAGTATATGCAGGAACCGATCGAGGCTATTGGGTTGTTGTTCCCTAAATCAGAATTAAACCGATTCAAGCTGGCAGATATAGAAGGTAAGCAACCGGATGGTGTTATCGGTGCTACCGATGTGGCAGACGAGGGAGACGATGATTTCTGTGCGCCTATTGCCAAAGTATTCGGCACGAAGTATTTCATTACCGATGTCCTGTTTACGAAAGACAATGTCGAGATTACCGAACCGAAGTTGGTTTCCTTGATTCTTGACACCCGCTGCGACAATATGCGTATCGAAAGCAATAACGGCGGCCGTCTGTTTGCTTTGAATGTCCGTAAGGCTGTAAAGGCAAAGAATGAGAAATGTATCATTCAGGCGAAACCGACAACAGCCAATAAGGATACACGTATCTTGTTGAAGTCTGGTTGGATTAAGAAGCATTGTTATTTCCTGGAAGAGGGCGAGTATAAGAAAGGTTCGGACTACGATCGGTTTATGAAAGCACTTACAGGTTACAAGAAAGAAGGTGGCAATAAGCATGATGATGCGCCGGACGGTATGACGATCCTTGCCGAGAATGTAGAGTTCATCGGGTTATGTAAGGCTAACTCTGTACGTCGGGTAGCAAGAGGACGATAAGTGGTAAAATGAAAGTGTTTTTCCGATATTTGTAACACGTATTAGATAAAATCCCGATATTTTTCTATCACATACTTGCGTTTTGATATCTGTTCTCGGTTTTTACATTTCAAAGTGAACTTGTTTAGACTGGCCGTATTGACAGCGAAAAAACATTTGCTTTTATATTTTAGCATAAAACGATTATGCCAAGTATAAACGACATTCTTGCAAATGAAGATTTCGGGCAGGTAGTCAGTACGTTATGTGTCGATACGATTGAATACCGGGAACCAAGAGAATATTACAGAGAATACCACGGTGAGCGCCGGCGACGTAAAACCTCTGTCGGTTGGCGTGAACCGAAACGGTTGGCTGTCTATTCGGAAACCTTGAAAGATAAGAATGGTGAGCCGTTACGACTGGAAGATAAGATCGTAGATGTAGCACGTATCGTTACCAACTTCCCGAAAAAGGAGGTGCGTACCTCTGTCGCTTTCTTGTTTGGCGGGCAAATGACGATTACGGGAACTGATCAGAACGATGGTTTTCAAGAATTCAAACGTGTATGGGAACGCCGATTAAAAATGCAATCCGTTTTGAAGTCGTTCGCTCGTAAGGTGCTTTCTGAAAGTAAGTCTGCTCTTGTGTTCTATCCGTATACTTCCAAAGGATTAGACGGCAACTTGATTACGGAGTTGAAGGTGAAAACGCTTTCCGTTCCCCGTAATGAAAATACTTTCTCTGAATTTTATCCCCACTTCGATGATAACGACGATATGGATGCCTTTATTCATCGTTACCAAGTGAACTCTAATGGTATGATCCGGAACAGTTGTACAATCTGGACAGCAGATAAGATTATTACGGCTATCGATGAAATGGGTGGCTGGGTAATAAAAGAGGTTCCCAATCTATTCGGAAAGATTCCGGTCGTGTATGCAGATGTTTTCCAACCGGAATGGGACGAGGTTGCCGGTATCATGGATGCGCGGGAAATGCGTTTGTCCCGTATGGCCGACACTAACGACTACTTTGCGGAACCAATCTTGAAAACGTATGGCGATTCCGATTTACCTTCTAAAGAAACAACCGGGAAAGACCTTAATTTCCCTATTAAGGTCGATGAAGTATCTGGCAAGGAATATCATGGCGATGCCGATTATTTGACATGGACTGGCTCCCAGCCATCTGTAGATAAAGAATTGGAAGAAACGAAAAACGAACAATTTGCTGGTACATCTACGCCGGATCTTTCTTTTGATAACTTGAAAGGCATTGGCAACCTGTCCGGTGTCGCTCGTAAATTCATGCTGATGGATGCAACTATCAAGGCGAGTGAGAACATGGAAACATTCGGTCCGGTGGTTCAGCGTTGCGTGTCGGTCGTGTTGGCTGGGATATGCAATATTACCAATATCAAGTACCGTCCTCAATTGGTGAACAACCTGATCGATGTGGAATTTGGTTCCATTTTGCCGGAAGATTTGGCTGAAACCTTGCAAACACTCTCTGTTGCCAATGGAGGCAAACCGATTAACGCTCAGCGCACGGTTACGGCTCATTCTCCGCTAACAGAAGACTTGGACGAAGAAATGAAGCTGATG